AACGGGGAATATGGAAATTATGGGTTTTTGCTCAAAAGTTCAACTGAGGATGATAACTGCTATCACACATGGGATGACCCGAATGACACATATAAGCCATATATGAGTTTGACTTACACCGTCCCAGGCGGCGGCAGAACGATGGTGTTTTTTTAGAGAAAGGGAAAAAGTTGAAAGTATCAGTTTGCATGATCACATGGAATGAGGAAAAGATAATCGAAACGGCTATTAAAAGCACGGTTGGACTTGCTGATGAGGTTGTCGTAGTCGATACCGGATCGGAGGACGGCACAGTAGAACTTGCAAAAAAACTTGGTTGTGTTGTCGAAACAGGGGCGGATAGATACCACAAGGCGCAGTCAAGAAATCGAGCTATGGAATTGGCAACGGGTGATTGGGTTGTCATCCTGGATTGCGATGAACAGATAGCAGACCCAAAAGGGTTACGCAAGTTCTTGGAAACAGCCGACAAAGACGGCTATCTGATTGAACTACATTACAAGGACAAAAACGGCAAAACCACGTTGCAGTTTCCACAGATGCGGATATGGAAAAAGGGAACGTGGCTGTATAAATATCGGGCGCACGAACTACCGCTCAGGCAAGATCCTAAGTACAAGCAAGGAAGAACATCATTTGTCTGGGAGCATAGATCGATACCGTCTCGGAATAGTTGGAAATTGCAGTACACGCTAGATAGATTGCTCATGGATTTGGAAGAGTTCCCAAAGTCCAGCAGGACGCTTTACTATCTCGGGCGTCAGTATTGTTACCTGAAAGAGTGGAAAAAGGCGCTCAAAATCTTTGACCGCTATATGAAGATACCAGACCATGACGAGTGTAATGCCTGGTACAGAATTGCTCAGTGTCATAAAGAATTAGGCGATTACAACAAACAGATCAAAGCATTATATCAGGCATGTGCGCTTAGTCCTCTCCGGCGTGAATGGTGGGGAGAGATAGCGGAACTTTATTACAAGAGAGAGCATTTTGACCTGGCAAGTGCTGTTTTATCGGCAATGTTGAAGATACCAAAACCTAAATACGATTACATAGATGATTATTGGCATGGTCATTATATCCATGATCTTTACGCAAGAAGTTTGTACCGGTCTGGTCAATACGAAGAAGGTAGAAAACATGCACGATTAGCGTTGAAGATGAGGACAGGGGATCCACGACTAAAGGGCAATCTTGGCTGGTTCGCAAGACACATAGAAAATGTCCCTAATCGCAATCTAAAGGTACTTTTTCTAACAAATCACGATTGGGCGGGTGCTGGATTTAGACTTGCAAAAGCTATCAATGACTATACAACCCATGAAGCAAAGCTAGTCTGTATGAATGACCATGAGTTTGATTATGGGTATGACGTTCTTAATCCATCACCTGAAAAATTAGCAGCCTTGATAGAGTGGGCCGATGTGGTCAACGCGTATGACGATTACGATCTGCCAAAAGGTAAGCCAGGCGCGAAGACCTATCTTGGATCATATTATCGGAATATGTGGCCGATGGAGAATGCTAAAACGTCTGGCGTTCAGAGATTTTGCCCTGTTATCAACCTGGCTTTATACGGTGCTAATTGGATTAGTTTACCCGTTGAGAAACTACCGCAAGCACAACCTGACAACCAGTTTATCACCTTTGCACACGCTCCAACCAATCGAGAATTGAAAGGTACGGCAGAAATTATAGAAGCATTCAAAGGCGTAAGTGGCGTTAATTTGGACATTATTGAAGGTGTAACTTATGACGAATGTTTGAAAAGAAAATCTGCTGCTCATGTTGTCATTGATCAGATCGGGGATAACACCCGGGGATATGGCTGCAACTCGCTTGAAGCGTGGTCTATGGGCCAGCCGGTGATTGCAAATGCCACTGATGAAATATGCGATCTGATCGTAAAAGAGGTTGGTTACCTACCGTTTATACGGGTTAGGAATGGCGAGGAATTGAAGGTAGTTATAGAGAGTTTGAGAGATGAAAAAGTCAGGCAAGAGTGGGCTGATATAGGTAAGAAATATATTGACGAATTTCACGATCCGCAGAAGGTAGCAGATAATTTTATATCGCTTTGTTATGGAGCGATTGAGGAGTAGTGCATGGCAAATCCAACCGGATTCGGCGCAGATGTAACTGATAACGTAGATATATATGACGATAATCACATAAATAACCCCCGCAAGTGGTTGACCTATACCGCCGCGCTGGGATTGAACAGCAACACAGAGGATTTAGCGGCTGATAAAACGTTGGTCGATGCTGATGAGCCGGTGCAATTTCTCAACCCTGACGGTGCTGGGCGTGATATAGAGCTACCAGCCGAAAGTGATAAAAACCATATATTTTATATTATCAACACTGCTGATGCTGATGAGGACTTGACTGTCAAAGATGACGGAGGAAATACGATTGTTACCGTTGGACAGAATGAGGCGCGGATAGTTGTCTCTAACGGCACAATCTGGGATGATATTTCCGGCGGTGGTGCTGGGGGTGGAGCAACTGGACCCACAGGGCCGACTGGTGGAGTTACAGGTCCAACAGGTCCAACGGGGGCAACGGGAGCTACAGGTCCGAGTGGAAGCGATGGCGTTACAGGTCCGACGGGACCAACCGGTCCAACAGGTCCAAGCGGTAACGATGGTATAACAGGTCCGACAGGGTCAGCAGGAAGTACAGGTGTTACTGGAACTACCGGTCCGACTGGGTCAACTGGTTCTACGGGGACAACTGGAACAACCGGAAGCACTGGTCAAACTGGACCCACAGGAGCAGGCACTACTGGTGCAACTGGACCGACTGGCCCGACTGGCCCGACTGGTCCAACTGGAAAAACTGGCGCAACAGGAAGCGATGCAACAGCTACTGGTCCAACGGGTGTTACAGGTCCGACCGGCCCGACTGGTCAAACAGGACCTACAGGCCCGGCAGGTGAAGCATCTGCTACTGGTGCAACTGGTCCAACTGGACCGACAGGAGTTACGGGACATACAGGTCAAACGGGTCTTACAGGTCAAACAGGATCTACAGGGATTACTGGTGCCACCGGCCCGACAGGATCTACCGGCCCCACAGGTGCAGATGGAGCCACGGGACCCACAGGAGCAGACTCTACAGTTACAGGACCCACCGGCCCTAGCGGCGCAGATGGAAAAACAGGACCCACCGGCCCTAGCGGCGCAGATGGAGCCACTGGCCCTAGCGGCGCAGATGGAGCCACGGGACCGACTGGCGCCACAGGCCCAACATGCGACATAGCAACAGACGCTATCTGGGATGCAAAAGGCGATCTTGTGGTCGGTACGGGTGCGAATACAGCGCAGAAACTAACTGTTGGGGCGGATTCGTCTGGACTATTCTTAACGCCTGATAGCGGTGAGACAACAGGCGTTAAATGGGCAGCAGCTAATTTGTACGCGTGTCAAGGTCGCCTTACCCTTGAGTCTGGCGTTCCCGTATCAGCAAGCGATCAAGAAGATAAAACAACGTTATATTTTACTCCGTACATGGGCAACATGATTGCGTTATATGACGGATCAAGCGCATGGAGCGTAGAAACGTTTAGTGAACTATCACTGGATATATCTGGCTTTACCGCCTCAAAACCATACGACATTTTTATTTACGATAACTCAGGCACACTGACGTTGAGCGGTACGGTCTGGACAAATGGAACAACCAGAGCAACGGCACTCACAACGCAAGATGGAGTATATGTAAAAACAGGGGCAACGAACTATCGTTATCTCGGTACAATTTACATGGATGCAAGTCAGAAATGTCAAGATAAAGAAGCCATGAGATTTGTTTGGAACGCATATAATCAATGGCCACGAAATCTATATAAAGCAGAAGCCACATCTCATACATATGCAGTAACTACTCACAGAGCATGGAATAACGACACCAGCACAAATATTAGCTTTGTCGTTGGATTATCACAGACAATAAATTTTAATATATTTTCTACGATTAAGCCGGCTGCTGATGGTGGCAATTGCTATACGGGATTAACAGAAGACTCATCAACGTTTGTTGCTGACCTCTATTTTGGTTTTATTCAAAATAGTAACGATCAATATATTGGCGGTTCTTCTGGCGGAAGCAAGAATATGTGCGCTGGTATTCATGCTGTTTACTGTTTTGAATCGGGCGGTAGTGGAACAAACTCATCATTTTATCAGGTACAAATCAAAGGGCAAATTTTTTGCTAAAAAAGGAAAATTATGACAGAAATTGCAGAGGTTTTTACATAATGCAAACAAGACAACGAAAAGAGCAAGTTGAGAAGTTGCTAGACATACTAAAAGAAAAATCCGTAATTAACGATAACGATATAAAAAGTATGCAAGGATTAACTTAGAAAAGGAGCAGGATATGGCAAATTTATTAAAAAGTTATACAGACTACCCAACGAACCCATCGTTCCTGTACGTTCAGGACGGAATCAACATTGACTATTTGAAATTCAAACAGGCAGGCGGGCGCGGGCTGATTATCAGAGCGTCAACCGCTGACCAGATCACGGATGGCGCGTTTAATCATCCGGCAAATTACGTTGACCTGGCAGCAACCGCACACATTCAGGGCGCGTATGATGCTGGACTTCTGGCTATCCTGTACCACGAGTTGAGGATCAAACCCGACACCTACGACGTGGACTGGAAGACTCCAGGCGCGGGGTTGCAGTATAGATCGCTGGCTTACATAGCGGACAACAGGGTACATCACGGCTATTGTATCGACCTACGGCATCCAGAGGATGACACCGACGGGCATTTGCAAGAAGCGTTGGATCGGTTCATCGGGGTTATTTCGCAGCTTCGACCGAATGCGAAATTCATCGTCTCGACCAACAAAGATACTTGGCAAAAAGGAGACAAGCGCGTTGAGAACTTAATCGGGCAAGCGGACTTCCCGCATCTCGTTCTGCTGATGAACGACTTTTACAGTTCCACAAAGAAACGACCATCATCACGACCTGGTTTATTGGCAGAGAATAAGTCCTATATGTGGGCGCTGGGTTACACCAATGAATTCAGCACCGATGGATCAAGCGCGTTAGAGATTGTCTATCTCGGCACGGAAAGCGACCTGCTTAACAGGTTCGGCAAGCCCGCGAAGTGGCAGATCGGATTGGACGGCGAAACGCCCGAAGATCCACCGGTCGAAGACCCGCCAGAAGACCCCCCCGAAGACCCGCCAACCGACCCCCCTGTCTCATCCCCCGACCTCGTGGCGGCGGTTGACAGGCTGAACGCGACGCTGAGAGAGGCGTTCAGGTTATGATAACCGGCATAGACGTCTCACACTGGCAAGGGCGCATGGACTGGTCGAAAGCCAAAGAAGCGGGGGCATCATTCGGCATATTCAAAGCAACCGATTTCTGGAAAGCGCAGCCGCGCGGGTTTGTAGACAGCGAAGCAGACAACAACTGGAGCGGCACACTGGACGCCGGGCTGATAAACGGGTGCTACTGCTGGTTACAGCCAAAGGTTGATCCGACAGTACAGGCTAACTTCTTCTTGGAGTTCTGGAATGTTCACCCGTGCAACCTACCCCCGATACTGGACGTTGAGGACACGGACGTATTCAACCATTCCGACATGCTCTGGCGTGTTCAGAAATGGTTACAGGTGGTCGAGGACGCGCTTGACATCAAGCCGATGGTTTATACCTCGTATGGGTATATGATGTCATTCGACAAGTCGAAAGCGCAGTTCCTTTCCCAATATCCCTTGTGGCAGGCGTGGTATAGCGTGTTCAACCCGAAAGTGCCAGCCCCGTGGACATCATGGACTATCTGGCAACACACCGCCAAAGGTGACGGTCAGAAGTACGGCGCAGTGGCAAAGAACATCGACATGAACAAGTTTGACGGTACGCTGGATGACTTGAAACGGCTGTGCAACATGGAAGTCGAACCATCCAACCCCCAGCCCGACCCGACGCCCGCCGAGCGGGTGTACGAGATACTGCAACGGGACGTGAAAGAGTTGTTATGAGCGTCGACCTGCGCTTGTCCGATTGGTACGATTACATAATGACTGTCCCCGGCAAGAGTATAGATGCTATCATAACCGATTTACCCTACGGTACAACGGCGTGTAAGTGGGATAACGTCATTCCATTTGAACCAATGTGGGAGCAGGTGAAGCGGGTGCTGAAGGATAGGGGCGCATTTGTTACAACTGCGAGTCAGCCGTTCACGAGTGCGTTGGTGATGAGTAATACGGGATGGTTTCGATATTGTTGTGTTTGGGAAAAAACAAACTCTGGTGATTTTATGTTGGCAAAAATCCGACCAAGAATGAAACATGAGGACATTTGTGTGTTTTCAAAAAACGGTCATCAATATAATCCCCAAATGCAAAAGGGCAAACCATACAAAGACCACCCAAGAAAAAGAAGTCACCGCGTAATAAAATCCTCAATCCCCAACTTGGGGATTGACAACAACGGCACAAGGTATCCGTCATCGGTTCAAAAGTTTAGCAACGGCAATAATGATATAGCACACCCCACTCAAAAGCCCGTTGCCCTGTACGAGTATCTCATCCGCACATACACCAACGAAGGCGACACCGTCATGGACTTCTGTTGCGGGTCAGGTACAACGGCGGTCGCTTGCGTGAACACGGGCAGACATTTCACGGGGTGTGATAACGAACCTGAATACTTCGACATAGCACAGAAGCGGATAGCAGAAGCGCAGAAACAGCCGTCGTTATTCGAGGCGGCGCAACCCGTGTGGGCAGAACGTTAGCTTTTTGCTGACAACCCGCACACGCGGCAACGAGTGGAGGGATAGACGAACGAAACTTGAAAACTCAGGGAACGTTCTATCGGTTTATTATGATGGGATTAACAAGGGGTGGTATAAAGATTTTCTATTGATGGCAGACCTGCACTGGGACAGTATCTATTGCAGGCGCGACATCCTGAAACGCCACCTCGACGAAGCGCACACACGCAAGGCGCGCATTATCATCGCGGGAGACCTGTTCGACGCGATGCAGGGCAAGTTCGACCCGCGCAAGAACATGGATGAATTACGACCAGAGTTCAAGGTCAACGACTACTATGGCAAGGTCACATCCGAAGCGGTGAAATACTTTGCCCCTTACGCTGGCGACCTGCTGCTTCTCGGCAAGGGCAACCACGAAACAGCCGTGACCAAGAACTCCAACATCGACATCCTTTCTAACCTGGTGTACGGGTTACATCAAGAATACGGGTCAGAGTGCATCATGGGCGGGTACGGCGGGTGGATCCGTTTCATGTTCAAAATATCCACCATCCGCACATCGATCAAGATGCGCTACTATCACGGCACGGGCGGCAGTGCGCCGGTCACCAAAGGCACGATACAGACCAACCGCCAGGCGGTGTATCTGCCCGATGCGGACGTGGTACTGAACGGGCACAACCACAACGCATACTGGCTGCCGCTGGCACGCGAGCGGCTGAGCGACAAAGGGCGGCTGTATCAGGACTTGATACACTTCGTCAGGACGCCAGGCTACAAGCAGACATGGAACGCAAAAGAGGGGTTCGACATAGAGAAACTACCCGACCCCAAACCGCTTGGCAGCGTGTGGATGCGCATGATAGCCGACGGCGGGAACGTGCGGCTGGAGTTTACTCCGGCGGTGGAATAGCCATCATCCTTCTCCTCCCTCCCTATGGTTGCCCTGGCTCCGGCTGGAGCAACCGACTTGCATACGGTACGGGAGTATGGTATATTTATGGTATCCTTCGGGGTTCGTTCACAGAGAACTGTGGTTTAAGTCCACCTGGCGGCGTGACCGCAGGTGGCAATAGCGACCCGGTACCAGGTCGTTCCATAGCTCGTCCGCCATGTGCGGAAGGAGTAACACCACCGTCCTTCGGGGCGGTGGTTGCTTTTTATATCCCAAAGTAACGAAAAATGTATACTGTCTGATATGTTAGTATCTTTTGTACTTCGTTGTTAACTCAAAACGGGTAATATCGTAATATAAAATAAACTGGTCGATTTCGACCAGATATACATTGTATATACCAACCTTGTTGGTCATATAACCAATGTAATATATTATCATTTATGCTAATTAACTGAAATAACGCTGGTTCACTATTATCAATTTCACACAATTGGGGTGTTTCACCACATGGTGAAAAACTTGTTTTTAGCGAAAACAACCTTAGATACCAGTAACATTTAAGTAACATAAATCAAAGTGAAATTTATTGCCTGTTAACCCGCCAAACCGCCGTTAAGGTGCAATTTATTGCTTGTTACAGCCTCCACCTATCCGCCGGACTTGCTCGCCGGTGCGCGGCTTCCGTGTCCGTGTCAGCCAGCAGCAGGTAGTGTCTGACCATCTCCAGCGATGAGTGTCCCAACAGCCGTTGCAGTGTGAAGATATCCCCGCCGTTGCGGATGAACTGGATAGCGAAGGTGTGCCGGAAGCGGTGAGGGTGAACGTGCGAGACACCGGCTTGCTTGCCGATGTGATTCAATACGTGCCTCACGTTGTTGCGGTCAACCGCCTTGCCGCTGGATGATAGGAATAGCGGATCATCGTCTCGTAGGTCTTCGCGGGTTTGTAAATATTTCCACAGCGTCATCGTGGCTGCCTTGCCGATAAACACGGTGCGGCCTTTCGTTTTCCTGCCTGTCCCGTAGGGATGCACCTTGACCTCGCCGGTCTGCAAATTTACATCCTCAACTTTCAGTCTGCCCAATTCACCGATACGCAAACCGGTATCAAGCAGGACCATGATGATGGCTGAGTCGCGTTTTGCCGTGGGTCGTTTCATGGTATAGCGCCGCTTCCCCTCTTTGGTATCTGCCAGTCTGGTACGCTCCGCGCCGGTCAGCAGTTTGCGGATCTCGTCTTCCGTGAAGGGAACGATCTCACGATGTGCATAGCGCGGGCGTTTCAGTTCACCGTCCGGGCGTTCGATGCCCAGTTCGTTAGCACACCAGCCGAAAAAGGTACGTATTGCTTTCCACATATTTTCTACCGACGATCCAGCATATCCCGCGTCTGACTGCATGATCATAAATCCACGCAGGTCGTTGAGTGTGATGTCCTCAACATCGGAATTACTCAAGTGTTCTGTCAGCTTGTCCAACGCCCAGATGTACAGGTCAACCGTGTTGTGGCTGTACCCGTCAGCGCGCAGGGTGAGGACAAAACCCTCGATGGCTTCTGTCAAAATCATCTTATACCGCCTTTCTACGTAAGAGGTTTGCGGTAGTCCATGATCCTGAACTGCCAACCCCTTACCTGTTAGATGTATCGCGGTAAGGGGTCTCAAGGTCGGGGCGCTGGGATTCGAACCCAGGACCTCTTACACCCCATGCACAGTCACCGTGAGCCATACCGCGCACCCCTTACCGCCATCCGGCGCAGGTATGTGGCGTCGACGGTTGGAGCGGGTTATGGTGTGTACTTTTAATTGATTATCCCGTTTTGTGACTAATTGTTTATACAATACGTTGTATTTATATTTTTTTGATTTATAATTAGAACATTGTATCTATATAGGGAGGGTAACAATGATCCGGTTCTTTGACCGCGACTACTCGGAGTTTTCAATCGGCGTGTCTTCAAATTCGCAACCGAACTGCTTGAAAACCTCGATAGCCAGTTTGATACCCTCCGGTGAGTTTACATCGGAAATACCGGAGGATTGCATTTGCTTTTTCAACTCTGCCTGCGCTGTTTGTATCTTTTCTAGGAGCGCAGACGGAACCCAAAACTCGTCAGGGCGGCGCATGTCCAAAACATCGTAAATTTCATAACCAAGTCTGTTTGCTAAAATATCAATATATTCTTTACTAGGGGGATGATACCCATTTAACCACTGCGATAATGCAGATTGCTTTACGCCTAAGTACCTGGCGAAAGACGAGTATGACTTTCTTTGCTTGGTACTCTTTTCCCATTTAATAAATTGATCCATCAAATATTTTTGATATTTTTTCATCCATAACATTTTAATCTATTCCTTATAGATAATAAATAGGTATTGACAAACATATTATTAAGTGGTAAAGTATTATTAGATAATAATAAGGAGTAAATATGGATGATTACATCATGTTGAGAACTGATCAACAAACGAAACAGCGGATCGAAGCGCTTGCCCGAGAGAACGACCGGAGCATGAGCGCCCAGATCCGCTGGCTGATTAATCAGGAATACGACCGCACGCACTACCAGCCGGAAGCCGACCTGGAGCGTGAGGTAGAAAGGCGGCGCTAGATGGAACACGTGCCCGCAAAATCCCGTCTCGACTGCCAGGAGTGCCTCGGACAGGGCTTCTATATGCAGGACAGCGATCCCGAACTTGGCACCTACGGTGGAATGGTAAAGTGCCGAGCCTGCAAGGGGCGCGGCTATATCACAGTGTTGTGCTGCCCCATTTGCGGTGAACCGTTGGAATGCGACGACACCTATATCGGCACGACCATCGCCGGTGGTGACGTGGTCGAGTTGGGCGGTGAGGAGTGGTATTGCCCGATGTGCGGGTGGGTGAAAGAGGATTAAGAGGTTATGACTGTTCTTGGTATCGAAATGACAGATAAAGAAAGTATCAAAGGATGGGAGGAAATCGGTATGTGCAAAAGATCGAATAAACCATCGTATGTTGAAGAAGCTGAACTGGCTGAACAGAGAGCGTTCCGGCGCATGTGTGATTACATCAACAGCATGGCGTTTGAGGGTTGGAACGATGAGAATATCGAGGTCAAATTTGAGTATGACGAAGCACTCGATAACCTGAACGCCAGTTTGAAACTTTGGGACAAAGAAGAAAGTGAGCCTGTTTTTATTCATCGCAAATCCACTGTAGCACAACAGGCTACGGTATGAGCAAAGGGAAGAAAAAAAAGGGGGAACGGGAAACGAAGGGAGAGGCTAGGGACTACATGACAACAGCAAAGGACTTATCAGGGCATCGAACGGTTAAGTTTGAGATAGAAACGGCCATGAAAGATGTGCTTGATTCAAGAAAACACTTATTCAATATCATGTCTCAGTCCACTGAGCAAATGATATGGATTGAGTGCCAAAAAGCCCTGTTGTACTCCCTTCGCGCCCTTCAACGCATCGAGCGGCTAGGTGCTGACATCGAATACGAGACAGTTGACGAAATCGAACAGCTACTCAGACCACGCGATTATGTACGCCAAGAACAGACACGGGCGGCTGACGCGTAGGGGTGTTCGACTCACCCCCGCCCAATTAGACAGCCGGAGAGACGGCATAAATTAGGGAAAGGAGAATCAAATGTTATTTTTCGACATAGAGACCACAGCCAACCCAGAGGCAATCGGGCTGCTGCCCGAACCTACCGCCCCGTCCAATTACAAGGATGCGGACAAGATCGCGGCTTACATCGAGGCGAAGCGGGCGGAACAGGTAGAGAAGGCGGCGCTTGATCCAGACACGGGGCAAGTGGTGGCGATTTCGGCTCAATTTGATAGCGGCGTTCTGGGCTACTGGACATTAATGACAGACGACATCGTAACAGAAAAATTTATCATAGAGGAATTTTGGCAGACGTTCATGATTCACTCTGCCGAGTCCTGCGGATACAACATCATCGGCTTTGACCTGCCCTACCTGATGCGGCGATCAATGGCGCTGGGTATCGAAGTACCAATGAGGCCGGTGTTGGCAAAGTACCGCACAGAACCGACCTGTGACCTCATGGGCATTCTCTACAACTGGGGTCCAGCCAAGTCGTTGAAGTGGGTATGCAAGCGGTACGGTATTCCAAATCCATTACCAGACCTGGAAGGGTCGCAGGTGGCAGACATGGACGCCGATACATTGAGGGCGTACGTGGAGAATGACGTCAACCTGGTCGTACAACTGTACGAGAAGATGAAGGGTATCTATTTTTAGGGAAAGGAGCAACTGATGACAGAAAAGTCTTTAGCAACAAAAAACAACAACGAAATTATAACCTCGTTTGCGGACGTGACAAGTGTAGCAAACGCAATGGCAAAAAGCGGATATTTCCCAGACAGCGGGCAAGCTGCTCAAGCTATTGTCAAAATTATGGCAGGGCAAGAAGTGGGGATTGGACCTTTTGCCAGCATGACAGGCATCCACATCATACAGGGCAAACCGGCATTGGGTGCGAACATCATTGCCGCATTGGTAAAAAACGATCCTCGATACAACTACCTTGTTACTAAACACGATGAGACTATTTGTAGCATTGACTATTACGAGAGTGGTAATAAGGTGGGCAATTCAACATTTACCTCACAAGATGCAAAAAAAGCCGGTACTAAGAATATGGAGAAGTATCCAAAGAACATGTTATTTGCCAGGGCAATGTCAAATGGCGCAAAGTGGTACACACCTGGCATTTTCGGCGGTATGCCTGTCTACGTTCCAGAGGAATTAGGCGCGGACGTTGACGAAGATGGCAATATAGTTGAGGGTTCTTTTGCACCCCCACAGCAACAAACACCCCCAGAAAAGGTTAACGGAGGACTGCGGCTTACACCTGACAAATTAAAATTATCTCTTGAAATCAGGGCTAGTGAAGTCAAAGGAACTGCTACAGACACAGATCGCAACATGGTTGCTGCAAACCTAAATATGTGTTTCGCAGGACAGAAAAAAGCTGATGAGATACGTCACGGTGTTCTTAAGTGGCTGTTCGGTGTGGCCTCTGTGAAACAAATGACAGACGGCCAGATCATAGCGACAAAGAAGTGGCTGAACGCCACGCAGGACAGCGGCGGCGAATGGCAACCTGACAAGGAAGCCATCAAAGAAGCAAAAGCTGTATGGTATGCACTGCTCAAAGAACAGGGGCAAATGGAACTGGTCGGGGACTAACCTCGTGGTGCTGGGCGGCTCCCTGAGTGCTGCCCAGCGGAAGGGATACGAAATGAACAAAGACGAACTGAAAAAGGTGCTGGAAAAACACAAAAAGTGGCTGAGCTGCGACGATAGTGGTGAACGGGCTAACCTTCGCGAGGCTGACCTTCGCGAGGCTGACCTTAGCAGGGCTGACCTTAGCAGGGCTGACCTTCGCGAGGCTGACCTTCGCGGGGCTGACCTTAGCAGGGCTAACCTTCGCGAGGCTGACCTTCGCGAGGCTGACCTTAGCGGGGCTGACCTTCGCGAGGCTGACCTTCGCGAGGCTGACCTTAGCTGGGCTAACCTTCGCGAGGCTGACCTTCGCGAGGCTGACCTTAGCTGGGCTGACCTTAGCAGGGCTGACCTGTGCGGTGCCAAAAATATACCCGATTATGTTGTCGGTGTCGCATTGATAGCTACGCAAGACATCAAAACTGGATGGAAGAAACTGCAAGGTGGATTAATTTGCAAAATTCAAATACCTGCAAAAGCAAAACGGTCAAATAGCACAGGGCGTAAATGTCGCTGCGAATATGCCAAAGTAGTCGAGATTTGGGACGGTGACAAACCAATGAAAGAGGGCGTTTCACAATGGGACAATAATTTCGAGTACAAAGTTGGCAAAACTGTCTACTGTGATGAGTGGGAAGATAACCGCTGGCAGGAGTGCGGAGGTGGTATTCACTTCTTCCTGACCCGCGTAGAGGCGGAGGACTGGTAATGGACAGAAACGAACTACAACAAATACTCAACGGACTTGCCCACCGCTTCAACGGCATTACACAAGCCTTGAAAACAGAAAAAGACCAGGCGAAGCGCGAAGAGCTTGAAATGAAACGGGACGGCTGTAAAAAGCTGGCCGATGACTACATGTCACGCTATCGGGCGCTATGTTACGGGCGCGGCGGTGAAGCATGAACAAACAAGATCTGCAAGCGATCCTCAACCGCCTCGACTGCTGGTCGGACTGGGGGCTGGGGCTGGGCAAGGACGCCCTGACACCGGAAGCCGAACGCGAGGCTGAGAAGTTGGTAGAGGACGCCTATGCGTTATATGACACGGTGATAGTGCAGAAAGACCGCATCCGCGATCTGGAGCGGGTGCTGAGTCCGTATATCATCAACGCGATGAGCGGAGGGAAAGATGAAACTGTATAAAGTACTAGGAAAAAGCGGGAAATCCTGCAACGGCGGTGATGCACAGTGGCATTTGCCCAAGAACGGCAAACCTGGCAAATGGATGCCGACTATTGAGGACGAGTTGATCCCTTGCGAACGAGGCTACCACTTATGCCGCAGAGATGACCTCATTGAGTGGCTGAACGAAGAAATCTACGAAGCGGCATACAAGGGGCATCGCATTGATTGTGATAATAAAATCGTTGTGCAAAAGGCGCGGCTAATAAAAAAGCTGGACAACTGGAATGAACGAACTGCGAGACTGTTCGCGTGTGACTGCGCAGAACATGTTTTGTATATATTCGAGGACAAATATCCAGACGACAGCCGCCCAAGAAAAGCGATAGAAACTGCGCGCAGGTACGCCAATGGTGAAGTAAGCAAAGAAGAATTAGATGCGGCTTGGGCTGCGGCTAGGGATGCGGCTTGGGCTGCGGCTAGGGATGCGGCTAGGGATGCGGCTAGGGATGTGGCTAGGGATGCGGCTAGGGCGGCGGCTAGGGATGTGGCTAGGGATGCGGCTAGGGATGTGGCTAGGGCGGCTAGGGATGCGGCTTGGGCGGCTAGGGATGCGGCTAGGGATGTGGCTAGGGATGCGGCTTGGGCGGCTAGGGATGTGGCTAGGGCTGCGGCTAGGGCTGCGGCTAGGGATGCGGAAAGAGAGTGGCAAGCAAAACGCCTTATGTGGTATTTAGAGGGCAACGATGAGACCTGATGCTGAACGTGTCCTGGCAGACATGCCTCACGGTCTGGATCGCGCCCTCATCCGTATTCTAGCACAGCATAAGGGAAAACAGAACGCTATCAAAAAAGGCGTGATATTGAATATTCTAGGGAAGATGGGCATAAAGGCAACAGACCGCCAGGTAAGAAAGAAGATTGCAGACCTGCGCAAAGACGGTTATCTGATCTGTTCCTACGCGTCCGGTGACGGCGGCTACTACATGGCAACCAACTTGCTAGAGGTTGACGAGTTCCTGCACGCCGAGTTCGAGAGCCGCGTTGCTGACCTGTCCGAGACACAGCGTATTATGAAGCACACCGCCCGCCAGCAGTTCGGGGAGGGCGTGCAGATGGGGCTGTTATGACTGACCTCATTAATATGGACGAGCCAGGCGCGGAACACCCCGACGGCATGGAGTTCGTCAACATGACACCCGACGAGGTGGGCGACTTCATAGAGGATCACTTCCGCTTCCGCCCTGACGCGCTGTACTACCGCACGGTGCAGGGGGCGCGATACTGGCGCGTAGCAATGGGGAAGGAGGAGCGGGAATAGTGGAAAGAAAAACCATATCTAAGAAAAAACGCTTTGAAATATTTAAACGAGATGGATTTACATGTCAATATTGTGGAAAGAAACCACCTGATGTTGTTTTGGAGATAGATCACATAAACCCAATTAAAAACGGTGGTGACAATGATGATATGAATTTAATTACATCGTGTTATGAATGCAATAGGGGAAAGGGTTGTATCGCGCTTGAAAATATCCCAAACAAACCGGATGCTGATATTGAGTATCTACAACTTCAGCAGGAGATTGTTGAACTCAAAAAGTACCAAGAGATAAAAAAGAAAAAAGACGAACTTTTAAATGAGGTTGTAGAAGATTTGCAAATTCTTTGGGCTGAATTATGGCTGGATGAATACATCCCATCTAGAAAAGAATTAATTTCATGGCTAAGCTGGGCAAGTCCAGAAAATATTGATAAAGCGATGACCATCGCGGCTAGTAAATTAAACAATACGGAACGTTTTGAAACAAGGTTGAGATATACAGCCGGAGTGCTACACAACCTAGAGGGGACACGAAGAAATGGGTAAACGAAGGGCTATTGATAGCAAAATAAGATCAAGTGAAACATTTGCATCTCTATCATATAGGCAACGCGATTTATGGCAAGGACTTATTGCAACGGCTGATGATCAGGGAAGAATGCCTGGCAACCCAGCCTATATAAGATCGTCTGTATGGCCATACGACGACATAACCATTGCAGAAGTTAAAAAGGACATAGAGGTTTTAGCTGAACATCATTATATTTTTTTATACAAATTAGATGGGAAACAATATATACAAATAATGAAGTGGTGGGAATATCAGCAAATGCAATGGGCTGGCAAATCAGACCATCCTGCACCAGAAAACTGGGTAGATAGATATAGGTATCATGGGCCAGGTAACAACATAATTACCTTTAATTGGAACAAAGAGGGTGGCTTCAATAAAGGTAGAGGGCTACCTAGCAATAAACCTACACAGCGAGAGGAAGTTAATGATGAAGTTAATGTTAATGATGAGGTTAATGATGATGATGAGGTAAAACCTATCAGCGTCGTCGATGCCGTCCTCCCTGATCCTTTTGTAGAAATACCCAAAGAATCCCCAGAAAACAGGAAATACCTCGAAAAACTGCGCGGTATTTTCGGTATGGGATTCAGGAATAAGACACAGATCAAGAAACTGTTTGCCCTCCGTGACCAGTTCGGTGAGAAGTTGGTACTCGAAGCCGCTGATTGGGCGGCAACGAAGGGCATGACAGTCGGGGAAGCTATCGCGCCGATGGCAAAGGCACTGCCGAACTGGGGCAAGGGTCCGCCGAAGAAGAACGCCAACCCGTTCGCCTCGCTGGTGGAGAAGCAGGAAAAGGATAAGCAATGCTGATTAATGATCATTATCAAAACTTCAAAGGCTACAACATACCACGGGCGCAATTAGTGATAGCTGATATTCCTTATAATATTGGCAAAAATGCTTATGGATCAAACCCTGCTTGGTATATTGATGGTGACAATTCAAACGGCGAAAGCGAGTTTGCGGGTAAGTCATTTTTTGATACTGATGAATATTTCAAGCCGCCTGAATTTATGCACTTTTGCAGCAAACTTATGAGGAAAGAGCCGAAAGAGCGCGGGCAGGCACCGTGTATGGTTGTGTTCTGTTCTTTTGAACAGCAATATTTTCTTATTGAACTTGCAAAAAAATACGGGATTAATAATTATCTTAATCTCGTATTTCGCAAGAACTTTTCAGCGCAGGTATTAAAGGCTAATATGCGTATTGTTGGTAATGCTGAATATGGACTGGTTTTATACCGAGATAAACTACCCAAGTTCAACAATAATGGGAAGATGATTTTCAACGTTATTGAATGGGAATCGGACAATAAGAAAGATCCACTATACAGGCATATACACCCCACACAAAAACCCGTCAGACTTTTGGAAAAAATAATATCAATATTTACAGATCCAGGTGATGTTGTAATTGATCCGGTAGCTGGGAGTGGAACAACGTTAATAGCAGCAGAAAATTTGGGAAGGAAGGCATACGGATTTGAAATTAAAAAAGATTTTTATAAACAGGCAAGTGAATGGATTGAGTTTTGTAGAAAGGCACGAGATGAAATCCGAAGGCTTGGATATTCACCAACAATGCTAAAACAGAATAACCCGATGCAATTTGTGTTGTCAATGGGAGATAAACATGAACAAATCTGAAATCACAAAAATCTTATACCGACTGTCCGCCGCCTACCCCGCCTTCAGGGCAACGGATCCAGAAACGATGACCGACTTATGGACAGGGAAGCTGTACAGGTTCGCGGATGAGGTCGTGAAAGAGGCGGCAGACCTTATTATAGACGAAAGTAAATATTTTCCATCGCTGCACGAGATGATAGTCAAATGTCACCAACTTGTGAACATGCGCATCCAGTATTGGCAGAACGAACACGCCAGGCTGCGCTACAAAAAGCCGTTCATCGAAAAGGACTGGCTTGAACTGATCGCTGGCTACAAACGATGCGGCGCGGTATATGACGCTGGCATAGCCGAAGAAGACATGGACAGGGCGCGGGATGATGTCATTTCTAATGCCACGCCGGAGTGGGTTATCAAGCAGCTGCGGGAACTAGAGAAGAAATGGGAGGCGAAATGAACGAATGGATAAGCGTAGATGACAGGTTGCCGGACGATGGAAATGACGTGTTGTGCATAAAGGTTGATGGCAATTGGACTCATTATTTTGTTGCGCAGTTCGTATCGTGGGGAGACCCAAATACGCAATTTTTTTACAGCAGAAGAAGGGTTGGTGGGCTGCACTCACTGGATGCCCCTCCCCGCACCGCCGGAGGTGTAAGGTGAGTGACACGATCCTCGACATCCAGACCACCCTCACCGCCCGCCTTGACGAGTACGAACAGCACGGCGCGACGGTGTTCGAGTGGCTGGAACTGGCCGGTGAACTGCGCGACTTCGGGATGTATCAACCGGCGCAGGTGTGTGAGAGACGGGCGAAGGAGGTGGAGTGATGGGAAGAAAAGACGGAAGTGTGAATGATAGCACTCAATACGGAAGTGTGACTGATAGCAATAAAGACTATGGAAACCTTCTTACAGTTGAAAGCATGTTGAAACTAAAACTCATGGAAGAAAAAAACCGAACCATGCAAGCAATGAAAGAAAGAACAGATATGGCAGTGTTACTTGATGGTGTAGAGAAAGATCGCGACATGTGGAAGAAACTCGCAACAGAATTAAATAAAACACTGACTGTTTTATTAGATACCAACCCGCAGACGCGGGACTAGAGAAAGGGTAGAGAGATGAAAACACTGGATTTTATTTTACGCCCCGTGTTTTTCGTAATATTGACAACTATATTTTTTGCACTCTCAAAAAACGCAGGTTATATAGATATATCATGGGCGTGTGTTTTTATCATTCCCCTGGCAATTCTGTTGGGTTTGATGCTGCTAACGATGTTGGCGGCAGTAATAATGGCAATTTTAGAGTAGAGAAAGGATAGAGATATGGATAAATGTTTATTCAGACTAGTTCCTGGTGCAATTAGGAACACCACAGAGGTCGTGTATATGTATCAAGAATTGCCACAGGGAGATATGTACCCAATAGCAGTGTTTCACATAGACAGCTTTTATAAAATGGATTTTGAAAATGAGGACGAAACAATATACGAATTATTAAATAGCGGAAAAAGTATTAGAGTCGGATTATTAATAAAAGAAATATTAGGAGACTAACGCATGTATCACCAACTAACAATAGCAGGCTATTTAGGCAAAGACCCCGAACAGCGATTCACCCCCAGCGGCAAGGGCGTCGTCTCATTCTCCGTTGCCACAACCCGCAAGTACACGGGCGGCGATGGACAGATTGTGCAGGAAACCATGTGGGTCAAAGTGAACGTGTGGGGCAAACAAGGCGAGAATTGCAACCAGTACCTTCACAAAGGCAGCGCCGTCCTGGTGGTCGGTGAACTGAAAGCCGAACCATACGCATATATCAAGGATGACGAGCCGAAAGCGGGGTACGAGATGACCGCGCGAGATGTGAAATTCCTGCCGAGCGGCAAGGCGCAGGGGGAGGAAGTGCCGTTTTGATCCTAAACGCTAACGCCCTGCATGTTCCACTGGCCGATGAGAGCGTGGGCATGGTGCTTACCAGTCCTCCATATAACGTCGGCTTGAAGTACGACGGCTTTAATGACAACATAACAGAGGGAGAACACCAAGCGTTTACCCGTTTGTGGCTGGCCGAGGCGTACAGAGTTACAGAGGATACAGGGCGACTGTATGCAATTATCGGTGACAAGATGATGTGGTGGTTCAGGGAGTTGGCAGAGGTTGTTGGTTGGTCCTTCGTTCAACTGTTGATGTGGTGTAAGCCGAACATGGTTAGTAGAGCAAAATTCGTAATGGGTGATTGGTTGCCAATGTCAGAAAACATTTTATTATTTCGGAAGGGTAAAAGAGTTCCGATGATGAATGGTAAGGCAAACACATTCAACTGGACCGTCGCAACCGTTCCCCAGTCCAACTTCAACGGTGGACGCATTCACCCTGCACAACTCCCCGTCACGCTTTGCGAGAAGATCATTTCACGAACACCAGGCAACCCCGTTCTGGATCCTTTCTGCGGTTCAGGGTCTGTCATGGTGGCCGCTAAAAAGTTAGGGCGTTCATTTGTGGGCTTTGACCTGGTGTGGCCGGTAACTGTGAAAGCGAAAAGGAGAGTTGATATGACAAATAAACCGCTATTTAAGCAGAAATACCAACAGGCAGAGTTTGATGAGGTATCAATATGAACCACTACTGCCCGACCGCCTGGAGCCTGTACGCGCTGGCAGACGAGGGCAACCCGTCCTGGCGGCTGTACCGCGTGCTGTTCTGGCTGCATGTGAGGACGTGCAAGGAGTGTAAGAGATGATAACCTTCGGCAGCCTGTTTTCGGGTATCGGTGGAATCGATCTCGGATTGGAAAGGTCTGGAATGGTATGCAAGTGGCAGGTCGAAAAAGACGAGTTTTGCAGGAAGGTGCTGCAAAAGCACTGGCCGGAAGTGAGAAGGTATGAAGATGTCAGAGAAGTCGGAAAGCACAACCTCGAACCAGTTGACCTTATTTGCGGAGGATTTCCTTGCCAACCATTTAGTGTTGCCGGGAAGCGAAAAGGCACGGAAGATGACCGTCATCTCTGGCCGGAATATCTCAGGATTATTAGGGAGGTCAGACCCCGTTGGGTGCTTGGTGAAAATGTGCCTGGAATCATCAACATATTTCTCGACCAGGCGTTATCTGACCTGGAAGGTGAAGGTTACACCGCAGAAGCGATTGTACTACCAGCTTGCGCCTTCGATGCCCCGCACATCCGACAGCGAGTGTTCATTGTTGCCCACACCGCAAGCGACAGATGCAACGATAGGCGGACACGGCGCGGACTACGAGGTGACGGCGCAGACGGTGCGCTTCCTGTCACCGAAGCAGGAGGAGGCGGTGTTCTAGTGAAAAGGAGGGTCGATGATTTCAAAGTGGAAGTTTAGGATACAAGTTTATAAAGATTGGGGCTACACATTAATAAAGTTTGGTCTTTTCGCATATCACCCGAATGATTTTGAAATATTACGTTTGCATATCTTCAACATTGTGTTTCTTGTCAGAATTTTTAAGTAATGGGTGAAATTGATGAATAGTTATTACATCTTGGTAAATGGAAAAACATATTCGGGCGAGTCCGTAGATACTTATCCCTCAAATTATGGAGGGGATGGCTGGCATGTTAATAACAACCGTTGTGCAACAGTGTTGTTGTTTGGTGGAGACCCTTACAAAATAGAGGGATTTATAAATCTAAAAAGCCACTTGGACAGAATATTGAAAAGATCGCGGGATGGTTATTTAGATATAGAAAAAATTGAAATTAACATAGCACCAGACGGTGCAGCCGACAAAGATTATAAAGACTTGCGCAAGTTTCAAGGGAAATTTATCAAAGCGGACTCTCTTTTAAGATCTGTAAGAGACGAAATTGATGATTACATAAACGAGGGCAAATAATGCCCCACCCACTGAACCACTACTGCCCGGAAGCGTGGAGCCTGTACGCGCTGGCAGACGAGGGCAACCCGTCCTGGCGGCTGTACCGCGTGCTGTTCTGGCTGCATGTGCGGACGTGTAAGGAGTGTAAGAGATGCCAGTCTTGATGGAAAACCTGCCCTTGAACTCAAAGGGCGTAATGGTTGGTTCGCAGTCCGACCGCGTGATGAGACCGGACAAACAGGCGATCAAGTCCGGTTACGCGTGGATAGTTATCGTGGACAAATCCCCGCCGGACTGCCGGTTCAGGGAGGGCGTTGCGGAGTTCAGCCTTGAGGAAATATACCGGATGGTGAGCAGCAAGATAATCCCCGTTGGGAGCGTGTTCAAGAACGCGCGAACGGGGGAGTTGGTAAGAGTAACCAGGAACGGATTAGACAAACTAGGGAGACGGAAATGTACTACCAAACACACAAACTCGACTTCGTGAGAGGCAGCCGCATTGCGTGGCTGGAGAAAGAATTGAAGCGCGTAGAGAAAGAGCGCGACCACTACCGCACGCTGTACCTGAATAGGCGGGCGTGGGAGGAGAGCCAGCGGAGGCGTGAATGCCCCGCCGAGTAGACGCCAACCAGCGCGAGATAGTCAGCGCGTTACGCGACTGCGGGTTCAGCGTCCTGCACCTGCACACGGTAGGTCATGGCTGTCCCGATATTTTGTGCGGAGCGCAGGGATACCGCAACCTGCTATTTGAGATCAAAGGCGATAAAGGCAAACTAACCCCTGACGAGCGCGGGTTCTTCGACACATGGCGCGGTCAGGTGGCGCTAGTCCGCAGCGTCGATGAGGCACTGCGGGTGATGGGAAAGGAGTAGGAGATGATGAAAGTAAAAAAACAATCAACACGGTTGCCGATTGGCAAACCTGGTCAAGATATAAAAATGTATAACGAAGGGAGAAATGAAATGAAAAAAAGTTTTTGGAAAATGATTATATTTGGGAGTATTGCCATAGCGTTATTCTTTGCGGGTTACGTTTTCGCGCTATATTTTGGCGGGTATGTTCATCAATCAAACGAACCCGATAATATTACAATCGTTTATCAGGTTTCACTATCCAATGTAGTTAACACTTATAACGAATTTGCCGAAAATCCACAAATGCTGACTGATCAATCCTGGCAATATAAGATGAACCATTACATTAACGATCTAACCGGATGCGCAGTGGCTTACTATTCGCTTGAAAAAAGCCCCGTGAACTATATAGAAATTGCTGGTAAAACATTCATGTTACGAGCGTATTATAAATTTGCCGTTGAAAACGATGATATTAGTGCCATGATCAAGTTTGGAAACGAGATTACAGAGATACAGGAGCTATTCCGATGACCCCGATTAGCGAGATGACCCCCGCCGAGATGAACGAGGCTGTGGCTGTGGAAGTGATGGAGTGGGTATGGGTATGGCGTTTGGATGTGTGGAAAACATTAGACAATCATATTGTCTACTCAAAATGGTTCAACCCTTCCGAAAATCACACCGACTGCCACCACGCCGAAGAGCGGATGCGGGATGAGTGATTGACTATTTGTTCACGTTTGAAAATAATTTCAAGTCAATGTGATTAAGACAGTCGGAGGCAAATAATGAGTAATAATAATGACCTCAACCGCCGCATGGCGCAGCTGATGGGGTTCGTGTGGAAGGGGTACTGGCACGAACCTGGCAAGACGGCGGGGACAGGCTGGCACATGGACTGGCATCCTACCGAAAACATAGCGGACGCGTTCAGGGTGGTGGATAGGTTTCTTGGGTATGAGTTGGTCAAAAGTACGACAGAGCCAAAAATAAAATACCGTTGCAAAATATGGTATGACAACGGCGGATGCTTGCCGGTAAATACAGGTTTTGTGTGGTCAGATACCCCCTGCAAAGCCATCTGCCTGGCGGCGGCGAAGGCGATGGAGAATAGGTGATGAGAAAGGTAATATTCGACGTGAGCATTGGTAGCAAATGGGTGGATGGTTTTATATTTCCTTTAGGTGGTCATACAATCACCTCTGTTGAACTTGAAGCGGACAACTACGATGATGCCGTCAAGAAGTTAAAGACATACATGGGAGAGCACCATCCTGGTGAAACTTGGCATTACAGTTGTTGGGCATGGAGAGAAGTTGAATAGTAACACCCCGACGGACGCCCATATCCTCGACGCCATCCTGCGCGTGATGACGCCGGGGCAGGTGCTGAGGACAGCCGAGAAGATCCGCAAGGTGATCGACCAGTGCGGTGGCTACGGGCGTGTGACCATCGTGGTCAACAACGGAGCGGTGGAGTTTATCGAGACTGCGGACAGTGAAGATGTCCGGGAAGGAGAATAATTATGAAATGTATAAATTGCAAGTGTGAGTTTTTGAATGAATATGCAATAAAGTTTGATACACATTTTGGCCCAATGTGTGTGGATTGTACTCGAATATATCTAACAAGTTTAGAAGATTTTACCAGTGAATATACAATCAAGGGAGTTATAAAGAGTGGGCTTAAACGCAATCTCAGAAAATTAAATAGACGGCTAAGAACGAAGTACAATTTCACACTAGGATTGCCAAAATGGTTATGGTAATTGTTTGACACAGCACCCGATTAATGCTATACTCTAGTATAGTATAGTATAAGACATCTGCCAGAGCGAATTATAAGTTGCCGGGATGCCCAAAATGGGCGTCTCGGTTTTTTTGTTTAATTTTTATCTTTGGTTCTAAAAAGTACCTTCTCACTCACTTAATAAGTAGAGGAAACATTTGAAAACAGTAAAAGAGCGCATTTATCAAGCAATAGAAGATTGTCATGAAAAACAATATGACATTGAAAATATTGATCTTAGCATAGATGTAAACATTGCTTTGCAACAGTTACCTCAGAATGAACGCCGTGCTGTTGTCTTAGAACATTGGGGATATTCACAGTGTGAGATTGGGGAGTTTTTAGGATTTTCTCAAAGAGGGGTGGGAAAAATGATTGACCGTGCAAAAGAGAAGTTAAGGAAAATATTGGCATGAGTAGAAAATGTCCATGCGGTAAACCTGTTAGCCGTAAACGAAGCCTTTGTAACGAATGCTCGTATATTTATGGTGAACGGTCAGAATGGCCGGAGTGGTTATCGTGGCTTGTGGCTGACATTAAAAGGGTTGATGACTACGAAAGAACTCACGGACATTATTTTTACGAGGAATCAATTTTAGAGGATAACAAGATTGACGATACCTACGAATTAACCGAAAAACTATCAAGGATATAGGAGTAAGATATGGAAGATAAAATCATGTTGGTAATCACAGCAATATCAGGGTTGTTGGGAGTTCCGATAATCCAGTTCGTCAAGAAGCAATTCAACCTGAAAGATAAACCGGCCCTCGCAATCGCAACGGGTGTGTCCCTTGCGCTGGGGCTGGTTGTGGTCATCCTGGGCGGCGAGTTTGCTGGAGCGGATCTCAACCTTGAGAACGTAGGCGGCGCGTTTACAGCCGTGTTCACATTCGCGACCATCGTTTACAAAGCGTTTCTGGGAGACAAAAGCGGATAAACCATGAGCAACGGCGACTTACTTCACACACTACAAAGAGCGGTTGACGAGGGGGATACGATCCCCCCAAAAGTAACTAATCGGTTAATACTTGCGGGAGTGATCGAATTGTTCAAAAAAATGGAGGACGTGGAGAAGTTGCGCGATGACATCGAGGAACTCAAAAAGTGCCATCACGAGTACCCATCGTTAACCTGGTTATTGGCGCACAAGACCGCCGCAACGATATTCTGGATCATTGTCGCGCTGACCATCATCATTGCCGTGCAGCCGTTGATCGAGAAGTTTTTTCTGTGATCCAGCCGGAGCCGAAAGCAGACGAGTTCGTCAACTGGACATGGCAGGCGCTGATAACGAAAACGGAGAGAGAGACGTATAAGTACAAGGGAACTTGGGTAACGAAATTCGGAACATTTATGGCAATTTTACTGCGGGATTCGCAGAATTGACCCTCACGACCGACCTCACACTGGCGCGTGTAGCGCAATCATATAGAGGTGCGGTCTGAGGTGTTTATGGAGATAGATGGATAAGTGCAAGTGTGGCAATGATGCGGTGAAAGACGGGCTGTGCTGGGAGTGCATCAGCGCGTGGGTAGAGGAGTTTATAGCGAGGTGCAATGAGTAACGGCTACGACCACAATGCGATGCAAGCCAGAGAAGGCGAACCATGCGAGTGCTGCGGGCGCCCATCACATCACTGGCACCATGCGGTTGTTCATCGAATGCGAGGTAAACCAGAACTGAATGCGATGTTTCAACCTGCTACACCTATGTACGACATGCCATCACTGGTTTCATTCAAGAGGCTGCGAGGGACGCTGCATAGCCTGGCAGATGAACTGTTCGAGATACGGTGAGGATGCGATGAAGGAATGGTACGAGGGGCTTGACCTGATAGCGAAAGAGAGGATGTGGTGACTCCAACCCCGATAGCCGAGTTTGACGGTGAGGTTGTCAGGGTCAAGACGATGGCTGACGGATCGCCGCGCTTTGAGTTCGGGGCAGGTGAACCGGCAATAAGCGTGATGCAAGTTTTAGCACAAGCGCAGAGTGGCAGGTATCTACACGTAATCGTGTTCGATGAAAAAGAGTGGAGAGAATTTGAGCAAAGTCAATTAAAAACCATAGGAAATAATAGTAGAAATGAATGATTTGCAAGCAATATTAGAAGGATTGGAAGATAGAGAGCTTGACTATGTTTTGGAACGCAGTAAGGTTTCAAAGGATAGTCAAGCTCTTCGAGCAATGGGTATCTCTCCAGGAACTTTCTACGGATGGGAAAAGAACAAGCGCGACCACCTCAACGAATTGGCGCAGGAACTAAAGCGAGCAAGTGCTGTAAGAGCAACCATGATATTACAGGGTGCAGTAGAAGAAGCGGCAAACGTCAAAATCGAAGGGTTGAAGGAAAAGAGAGACAAACGTCTAAAGCAGAACGTAGCTACCGAGATCCTTGACCGTCAACTTGGCAAGCCAACACAACGGCAAGAAACAGAACTATCAACTAAAGACGATAAGCCAATATTTATCGTAAGCCACATTGAAGATGACAGCGCAGCAGATCAAGATTGATCCGAACCTTTACAATCGGGCATATTACCCGTATATAGAAGCACCGCAGCGAACCCAGATTTTCTTTGGTGGTTCATCCTCCGGTAAGTCGGTATTCCTGGCTCAACGATGCGTAGTTGACATCCTCAAGGGTGGTCGCAACTACCTGGTATGTCGAGCGGTAGGGCGCACGATCCGGCGGTCGGTGTATAACGAGATAGTCAAGGTGATCCGCGACTGGGGCTTGTCAGAGATATTTAACATCAACAAGTCGGAGTTGATAATCACCTGCGACAACGGGTATCAGATCATGTTCTCTGGGTTGGATGACGTTGAGAAGGTCAAGTCTATGACGCCGGAAAACGGGGTACTGACTGACGTTTGGGTAGAGGAATCAACGGAGACAGACCGCGACTCGGTGAAGCAGCTCTACAAGCGGCAACGTGGAAAGAGTGAATATCCCAAACGACTGACGATGAGCTTCAACCCTATCCTGCAAACGCACTGGATATACAACGAGTATTTCAAGGGTTGGGCTGATGACCAGGCGATCAAAGACATAGACAATCTGTTTATCTTCAAGACAACGTACAAAGACAATCGCTTTCTGACCAAAGAGGATATAGCAGACCTTGAGAATGAATCGGATGAATATTTCTACAACGTTTACACGCTGGGAAACTGGGGCGTACTCGGAGACGTCATATTCACCAACTGGAAGGTCGTGGATCTTACCGAGCAGCGCAAGCGGTTTGACGCCTTCCACAACGGCCTTGATTTCGGGTTTGCCAGTGATCCGGCAGCGGTCGTGGTCACGGCGCGGAATGCAGCGAAAAAGGAAATTTATATTTTCGCTGAGCTGTACGAGCGAGGACTGACTAACGACGTTCTTGCTGAAGATGTTGTCGGGATGATCGGGCAGGACTACGTTTACTGTGACAACGCCGAGCCGAAGTCAATACAGGAATTGAAGGATCACGGCGTGAGGGCATTGCCAACCGAGAAGGGCAAAGACAGCGTACTTCACGGTATCCAGTGGTTGCAGCAGCACACGATATACGTTGACAAGCGGTGCGTCCATATGCAGCAGGAATTACAACAGTACCAATGGCAAAAAGACAGAGACGGGAACTCGATAAAGAAGCCGGTGGATAAGAACAACCACCTGATAGACGGGTTGAGATATGCCTATAACCGAGAATGGAAAACGAGACAGGTAGCCAGGAGCTATCAAGGTTAATTATGACAGATATAAAAATCGCATTTGATGCTATAAAAAGCAAACAGGACACAGAAACCGAATATATTAACTATTACAACGGTGATCATCCGCTTGTGTTTGCCGCGAAACGGTTAAAGGACGTTTTCAAGAACATAGATGTAAAGTTTTCTGAAAACTGGTGCGCTGTTGTGATCGATAGCGTAAAAGACCGCCTGGAACTTCAACAACTCTCCGGCAAGTCTGAAAATGAAACGAATGTGCTCAATGATATGTGGGTTAATTGTCTCATGGATGACGAATCGGCTGAACTGCACGAATCCGCGCTGGTGACAGGCGAGGGGTATGTCATCGTGTGGCCCGATGAAAACGGCAAAGCAGAAGCATTTTACAACGACCCGCGTAAATGTCATTTACAGATGGACGCTGAGAATCCCAAACGTCCAGCCTGGGGCGCTAAGATGTGGATCACAGATGAGAAAATTTGGCGGCTCAACCTGTACTATGCTGACCGTATAGAGAAGTACGCAACCAGAAAACGCAACGACGACTCCATGCCCGACACTGTAGGGGAGTTCAAAGAGTTTGCGGATGAGCCGGTTGTCAAGAATGAATATGGAATTATTCCGATATTCAAGTTTGGGAAGAAAAGCGAACTAAAAAACATTATTCCGTTGCAAGCTGCGGTTAATAAACTGCTATCTGACATGATGGTATCGGCTGAGTTTGGCACGTTCAAGCAGCGATGGATCATCAGCAATTCAGAAACGTCAACGCTCAAGAACGCACCTAACGAGATATGGTCTATACCTAGCGGTGATGGATCTGGTCAGGGTACGCAAGTCGGAGAGTTCAACGAAACGGATTTGAGCAACTTCATCACGGCCATGAATGATATAAGGACCTCGATCAGTACGATTAGCAAGGTCCCGAAACATTATTTCTTTGAAAAAGGAGGTGATCCCTCTGGTGAGGCGTTGATAGCGATGGAAGCCCCGCTCAACAAGAAGTGTGACAACTACATAAAGGGTTTGACCGTTTTCTGGCGTGAGGTGGTTGGGTTTATGGCTGAGATTAACAATATTAAAATTGATCCGGCTAACATAACGCCCATGTTTGCACCGCCAGAGACGGTACAACCCAAAACGGAAGCGGAAATTATCCAGGCTGAGGTCAATACCGGCATTCCCCTCAAAACAGTGCTAAAGCGGCATGGATGGACGGATGCTGAGATAAAACAGCTTGAAAAGGACAAGCAGGAAGAACAACTAGCGCAGGCTGAGTTAGCACAAGCATACATGGATCAAGCACGTAAGAATAGCAACGAGGATGAAGAGTGACAGAAGCCCCATTCGCCGACCCGCTAGTAATTCAGACCATGAGACAGTTCAAGGTTGAGTTGTTAGCGCGTGAACACCGCCAGATGCAAGAGATGGCACGGGCATGGTTGAGCGTGGAGAGGGCGTTGCAGGACAAGATCAACCTGCTTGCTCAAGAAGCATATGATCTTTCCCTGGCAGGAAAGACGTTATCACGGTCGAAGATTTACCGATGGCAGCGATACAGAGACTTGTTAGCACAAACGCAGTTAGAATATCAACAATATGCAATCTGGGCTGGGGACTTCGCGCAGGCGGGGCAGGTCATGGCGGTTGAGACTGGTATCGACCATGCGCACCAGAGCATGAACGCAATCTTTACGGACTACGGTATGGTCATGCCATATTTTGAGCGGCTTCCTTATGAGGCTGTTGAAAACATGGTAGGACTTGCCGGAAACGGTCAACCACTGGGAGAGCTGCTAAAGCAACGTCTAACCGTAAATGTGGTTAGCAAAGAGACATCATGGGATGTATGGAACAGGATGACAAACACACTGATAGACAGCACGGCGTTGGGAAGAAACCCACGCGTGACCGCCGGACTGATGCAGAACGATCTTACCGGTGGATTGAACAAGGCAATGACGATAGCGCGAACCGAACAGATGAGAGTTTACCGCATGGCCAGTGCGCAAAGCTACAAGAAGTCTGGTTTGGTGAAAGGACAGAAAAGGTTAACAGCTCATGATAGCAGGGTGTGTATTGGATGCCTGGCTGATGAGGGTACAGTTTACCCGATCAATGAGCCGATACCGGATCATCCTAACGGGCGATGCACAGGCGTGCCAATTATAGTTGGCATGCCAGAGATAAACTGGACGAGCGGTGAGGCGTGGTTGAATACACAGCCTGAGGATATGCAGAGGGCAATACTTGGCGACAAACGGTTCGGCATGTGGCAAGACGGGGCTGACTTTGGCGAGTTCAGCGTCGTAAAGCGTGATCCGGTGTGGGGTAAAAGCGTTGTCCCTGCGGCGGTAGGATAGCGAAAGGATGAGAGATGAAAGGATTAATTGAAGAATCTGGGTATATAGTAGTTGCAGTATTTATATACTTTTTCGGGTTCATATCCGGGCTGGTGATAGTGGCTGCTTCGATGGGAGTATATTGAGGGAGATGCTACCACAACCAACGAATAGGGCCTTTTGGGTTATAATTAGGCAAGCGTTAATTATGGTCTTAGGTGCGATTGAGGATATGCTTGAGATGGAGCGGTCAATAGTGCCTAAGCACAGGCGATAACAATTAAATAACTAGCTACCGGGAAACCAGCGGCATATTAGTGAGTTACTGAGAAATCAGCGGCTCATCAATATGCCGCTTTTTTATTTTATATGGCGAGAAGCCAAAGGAGTAACGAGATGTTACACAAACTGTACGAGGCTGACAAAGGTGGGGCGGGAAGCTCAACCGATGACGGCGACACAACCAACACAGATTCAAAACAGGATGCCAAAACCTGGGAGGCCGTGCTAGCGGGTCTTCCAGCCGAGGCAAAAGAACTCTACCAGCAGCATACAGCCGGATTATCCACCGCACTTGATAAAGAGCGCGACGCTCGTAAGGATCAAGAGAAGGCGCTAAGAGATTTAGCGAAAAAAGCTGAAGCCGGAAGTGATGCACAAAGGCAGTTAACTGAAATTGCGGACAAGTTGGTAGCAGAAACAAAGAGGGCTGACTTCTTCCAGGAAGCGGCAAGACCGGAGATCGGGTGCCGTAATACGGAATTGGCCTTCAAAGTCGCGCTGATAGATGATGCATTCGACAAGCGCGGCAACGTCAACTGGGCAGTTCTGAAAGACAATTACCCTGAACTGTTCGGAGAATACAAAAAACCAGGCGCCGATGCTGGGTCAGGTCGAGATGGAAACATTGCAGGCTTATCCGTTGACGACCAAATCAGAAAGGCGGCTGGCTATAAATAGGAGATAACAAATGCCTTACAACAGCATAATTGATGCAACCTGCGCGGATAGTTTAATACCCGTTGAGGAAGCAAACGAAATAATTAAGGCCGTGCCACAAAACTCGCAGGTTTTAGCTATGGCAAAGAGGCTGCCCAATATGTCAAGCGCAACAAAGACAATGCCGGTAGTTTCAACCCTGCCAACTGCCTATTTTGTGAACGGTAGAACCGGACTGAAGAATACCACAGAGATGTGCTGGGAAGATAAGACTATTACGGCGGAAGAACTTGCTGTCATAGTTCCAGTCCCCGAAAGTGTGCTGGCCGATAGCCAATACCCGATTTGGTCGGAGGTAAGACCTTATCTGCTGGAAGCCTTCGGAATTGCGATTGATGCTGCAATCCTAATTGGTACAAACGCCCCCGCCTCATGGCCGGATGACATCCTGACCGGTGCAGCAGCCGCCGCAAATACGGTGGATCTTGGCTCCGGTGCCGATTTATACGAAGAGCTGCTAGCCGAAACTGGCGTAGTTTCTTTAATTGAAGCGGATGGATACCTGCCAACAGGTCATCTGGCGTTGACTGAGATGCGCGGAAGATTGCGCAACGTCAGAGATGCAGACGGCGGGCTGATCTTCACAGCGTCGATGCAAGGTGCTAATTCATACATGTTGGATGGGCAGCCGATCTCGTTTGTTAGAAATGGGTCGTTCACCAATGCAAGCGCCTATATGTTTTCTGGTGACTGGTCGCAGTTGGTCTATTCAATCAGACAGGACATGACCTGGAAAATAGCAACCGAGGGCATCATACAGGACGGTGCTGGCGATATTGTTTACAACCTGTTCCAACAGGACATGGTTGCGCTTAGAGCCGTCATGCGCTTGGGCTGGCAGCTTCCTAACCCAATTAACCGGATGGAAGAAACTGCTGCTAACCGATACCCATTCGGCGCTTTGATACCTTAGGAGGTGATGACATGGGTTTATATCCAAAAGTAGAAGAGCAGGTCCTCGCGGGCTTGCCTAAAGGGCCTAACAGCAACATTTACTTTGTTGACGCTGCTAATGGCGACGATGACAACGATGGGCTGCGGGTTGAAAAACCACTGGCAACTATCGAAGCCGCTTATGCTAAATGTGTTAGCGGACAGCATGATGTTGTTGCGCTAATCTCTAGCACGTCCGGTTTCACTCTGACCGGAGCGTTAACCTGGTCAAAAAGTTACACCCACCTTGTCGGTTTATGTGCCCCAGTTCGCACAGCACAAAGAGCAAGAATCTTTGCTCCGGCAGATGGCGATCAGGCGGTGTTGTTAACAATCTCTGGCACTGGCTGTATATTCAAAGATTTCTACATCTTCAACGGATCTGCTGACGCCTCGGCGCTAGGCAATGTACTTGTATCTGGCGGAAGATGCTATTTCGAGAATGTGCATTTTGCCGGTTCTGGACACGCAACGAATTGTGTTGACGGATCATATTCGCTGGGTTTGTCTGGTGGAGACGGCGAACATCTATTCAAAAACTGTACTTTCGGACTTACCACAGTTGCACAACCAACAGGCGTTCGTTGCGTCGCGTTGCTTGGCGGTTACACGCCCCGTGTAGTGTTTGAAGACTGTTATTTCACACTGCACGCGAGCGATGCAAACGCGATGATCGTAGAAGACGATAGCGGCGGAGCATCTATTATCGAATATATGATGTTCAAAAACTGCTTTTTCTTCAACGAATCTGACACTGCCATTAATACAGCCTTCGAGATTGACACAGTTAATACAAGCCGACAGCACTTCTTATTGATGAACTGCTGGAGAAATTCCGGTATTGATGACTGGGAAGATCAGGCTAAAGCATGCGTATGGTGCGGTGGTATGCAGGACATGGGATCAGGCACCAGCATGGGTGACATGATCGTTGCCTCAGTAGCATAAAAAATACAGGCCGGTGAAACTCCGGCCTTAGGAGATTAAAAATGACAATCGCAATAGAAAACGAAGGACGCGGGTTCCTTACGCTAGACATAACCGGTGTTGCTTCTACAGCAAATGCAGGTATTGGGGAGTATTTGAACCCCGAGGGTGTGGATCTGGTTATTACCAGAACATTCGCATACTTTGCAACAGGCTCAACCGGAGCGGCCAACCTCGATGTAGGTATAGGCGATTCCGGCGCTAAAGCAACCGACATACTCAGTACATTCGACATGGTACAGGGAACCGTTGGGGGCAAGGCATTCTACTGTCAGGCGGTGCCTGTCAACGAAACTGAGGAAGCGGTTATCTGGGAAGATGACGAGTACATCACGTTTACCGGATCCGCTACATCGGTTGGATTGGATGCAAAACTGTTTGTAGAGTACATCCGCTTAACCTAAGGAGCAAAAAAATGGCAGCGACGGCAGCACAAATAGCAAAACTTCGCAGGATGATCAATGAACCTGCGTTTGACCCATACACTGATGATGTTTTGACAACATACATCGAATCTTATCCGGTGATGGATGAGCGGGGAGAAGTTCCTTACACATGGGACACATCAACCGAACCACCCACACAGGATGATAACGACAACTGGGTTGACACCTACGATCTACATGCCGCCGCTGCTGATATATGGGAAGAAAAAGCCTCCGTTGTAAGTGCCGACTTCGATTTTTCGGCTGATGGAGGCAAGTACACCCGCTCTCAGGTCTATGAGCAGTATATGGCAAACGCCAGGATGCACAAATCAAGGCGATGTGTACGTACAGGAACACTGTACAAGTGGCCGGAAGAATCGGGAACATCCGCGACCAATGAAACGCCGTGGATTGTAAACAATCCGGAACCGAGTGATGACTGATGCGAGTATTGACCAATAACGAACTGACCAGGATGCAGGAAACACAGAACGGCGCGATGCAGGACACCTGCATCATCCTGGATTACTCATCTGTTAGTAATGACTGGGGTAATCCAACGCAGTCTTATATTCTGAGGACATCGGCAATCTCTTGCGGATTTGAGCCTGTCAAAACATCAGAGACACATGGCAGCGGTGAAGTGCCGTTGTTTGATGCACGGTTAAGGCTGCCGATTAACACAACCATAGACGCGATAGATCGCATCAGGATAACACATCGCTATGGTGTATCCATAGACAATCAAGACTATTCCATAGTTGGACCCGTTAAACGTGGCCCTAGTGGTTTGGTCTTGAATATCAAGAAGATAGAAGAGTAAGGAGTAAAAACATGGCAAGAGGAACTGTAACAGTATATGACATTGTCCGCTCTGGATTAACGCCATTGTATAGCACCGGCAATACCGGTGATGGTGACAAGTTCCAGAATGACGGTAACACTTTCATCCACGTAACCAACGCGGGAGAGACAAACACCCTGACAATTAGTACACCAGGAACAGTTGACGGTCTGGCCGTTGCGGATAGAACCGTGACGCTAAACACAGATTGCAGCCTGTTTCTTGGGCCGTTTTCACCTGATCAATATAATCAGGTTGGAACTGATGACGGGTATGTGTATGTCTCATATAACGACTCGGGTGACACGCCCGTACAGATCGGCGCATTCAGGTTGTAGGTGGCAGTCAAAGTTAATTGGTACGACAAAAACGTATTGATGGTCATGGAAGATGCTATGGATGACATCCTAACCTCTGTTGCTTTTCAGGTTGAAGGTCATGCAAAGGTGGATGCCCCGGTTGACACTGGATTTATGCGTAATGCGATTTACACCATCGAAGCGGACAGCAAAAGTCACTACAACGAGACTGATCCAAATGGTGAATACACCAGCAAAAACACGGGTGAAAAGAGTTTGCGAGTAAAAGCACCTGAAGAACCACCGAAAGATCATACCGCGATAGTCCATGCAGCAGCATCGTACACCATCTATCAGGAAATGAAAAAATCGTTTTTGTATAAGGCTTTGAAAACTGTCAAACGAGAAGTCGGCGGCATTATAAAAATCGTTGCTAAGGAGCGTAATCTTGATTGATGCACACAAGTTAATAAGAGATTATCTCATCACGGTAGAGGGCGTAACCGATCTAACCGGAACTGGTCGTATATGGGCCGGACGTGATTATCCGGCGGTTGGTTATAAACCATCAGACGGCAACGCGATTGTATTCAAAGTCCGCGACCAGGCACCTGACTACGACGATGCAGTGATGATCGTACCGATACAAACAAAGTGCTATGGCACAAGCGCCATCGATGCAACAACGTGTTACCGGGCGTTATACGATGCACTACAAAACGCCGCCACCAGTACAATTTTGCACGCTGAGAGTGATGGCGGCGGTTATCCACTAGAAGAACCAGACACAGGCTGGAACTTTGTACCGGCCTATTTTCTGGTCGTATTGAAACAATAAGGAGAGTTTATATGGCAACTCCAACAGTAGGGAATATCATAAAGTCCGGCGCGGTGTTGTGGTATGCACCAACCGGCACAACTGTACCTGATACCGACGATATAGCATACGACGAAGCATGGGGCGGTGATTGGGTCAAGGTCGGGTTCACAAAAGAGCCGTTGACGATGGCTTACGAATCAGAAGAATCTGACATAAACGTACAGGAGCATCTTGCGCCCGTCAAGCGGTGGAGAATCAGTGAAAACCTGACACTTGAAACCGTGTTATCTGAGCTTACCGCCGATTATCTACAACTTGCAGCGAGTAACCAGGATGGCGTTTCTGAAACTGCCGCAGATGGTGACACAAAGGCGTATGAGCAGACTGGGTTGGGCGGTGTTGCAGAACTAACCGAGAAGACATGGGGCTTTGAGGGCTTGTTCATCGACACGTCCGGCAACGATCAACCTATCAGGTTGTTTGTGCATAAAGGTACCGCCAAGATCAACGGTAATCTCGAATTCAGCAAAAAAACTGATGATTACGTGGGTGTACCCATCCAGATCAAAGCAATCGCGGACACATCACAAGACGCCGGAGAAGAGTTAGCTCTGTTCCAGAGAATTACTGCGAATACAACTGCCTAGTAGAAAGGATTTTGATGTTTAGTATTTTGAAGTATGCGGTTTTGTGGGTTTCTGTTCTGCTATCAATCGCAGCCGTGTTCTGCTGTGGATTGATGATCATGGGAGCGACGATACCATGAAAACCATAACCGTAAAACTAAACGAGCATGATGTAGTAATTAATCCACTGAAAACGCGGGCAACTGCGGCATGGCTTAAGAAGGTCGAAGTTGAGGTAAGGGGCATAACCGATATTGTTTTGACCGCCCCAGAAACAGATCTCACAGATTATGAAGCCGTACGCGGGCTTGTGTCTAACGCGGTTAGCGCAATCCCAAACATGCTGGATAAAATACTCGATTTGATGATCGAGTTTTCACCCGAAAACAAAGACATCATTAACGAGTGTTACCCCGATGAAGCCATTGCCGCATTTGTGGAGGTTGTGCTTTTAGCACTCCCTTTCGACCAGGTGATGCCGAAATTGAAAGCGATTACCTCCAACATCCCGCAGACTTAGACGAGTTAGCACTGAGTGAGTGGGGCCGGTGGTCGGACGAATACAACGATGTAGAGCTGGCCCTATTGACTCAATCGTACATCAAGCGACAACGGTTTATATCGAAGCTGAATGCCATCGCATTATTCGAGGTATTAGGTGAAGCCATGCAGGGAAGTCCAAAGAGCAATGAAAAAGACGGCAACGACATAATGCGAGCTATGGGAGCAAAATTTAGATGAGCGTCAAATTAGGCGATGCGATTGTTTACGTCAAGGGCAATGACAAGGGACTTGGCAAAACGCTAAAGGGGTCTGAGGCAAAAACAAAAAGTTGGGTTGGAAAGCTCGGCGGCAAAATGACGGGCCTATTAGGTGGTGTTATTACCGCCGGTGCTATTGGCGCGACTGCTGCCATTTCTGGCATGGGTGTTGCCCTTGTAAAGGCAACGCTTGACTCTGCGCAGGTAGACAAAGTCAAAACAACCTTTGACAACCTTGTTCAAAGTGTAGGCGGAAGACTCCCCGAAGCTATGGACAAATTAA